GGCAAGTTTTTTGGCCTCGTTTATATCGTTGTTCGCTCTCAATAGATAATGCTTCGCAATATCAATCGTAATGTATTTTTTTCTTTTGCGAAATTTCTTGAGCCAACCAGTAGATGTCCAACCCTCACTTCTGCCTAATCCACCTCCGCTTTCAACTGCATCCATATATTCTGCCTGAGCTTCAAAAGGCAACCCCCTTAAAGCCCTGTTGACCTGAATATCAGGTAATTCATTTATCCACCAACGGTTAAATATTGGCTTCGCAAGGAATAACTGATACTTTTCACTTTCATCCTGATTCGGATGTCTTTTGTTTATCTCTATAAATTCAAGATACCATTTATCATAATCGTTTTGGGTTTTCAACCAGCCTATCGGGTCTTCGGCCTTATACATCGTTGCAAAAAAGGACTCTGCGCGTTTCGCAATCCTGTTATTAAAGAGGTTATCTTCATCAGTTATCATACCCAGAAGTTTTTCGTAATCATCGACACTTATGCCCTTGCCAACAGCATCGGAAAGCGTTTTCTCTGTAACGGATTCGGGTTTCAAGGCGATTTTTCTTCTCAAGTCAAAATACTTTTTGGGGTCGGTTATCTCGAAAGGATTTGTCTTTGAAGTAATCTCACCAACTCTATTCTTTAATGTTTCCTGCTCGTCCTCACTCAGTTCGCCGAAGCTCTCGATATAGTCGAATATATCACCCTCGAAACCTTCCGGCAGTTTATCCGTGTGTATAGCGTTGTATATCTGGCCTTTGGCTGCTTCTTTGGCGGCTTCCTGAGCCTCTTTTTGTTTGTCCTCTTTCCATTTCACCCTTTCCTCAATGTCGTTCAAAAGGCTGCGGGCGTCTTCTCTTTTGTATCCTGCCTCCAAGAGAATTTTCATATTGTCCGGATTGCGGAGTTCTTCTTCCGCTTTATCGTACCCTTCTTTGGCTGCTATATCAAATATACTGATTTCAATACTTGATTTTGTCTTTTCCTGAACAACTTTTCGTCTCAAGGAATCCATATCCGACAGGGCATCGTGTAATTTAGCGACACGGACTCCCATATCCATCAAAAGCGGGTTATCGAAATCTTCTATTGGCTCATACTCATCTTTCCAGCTACCGGCGGCATAGCTTTTGGCTTCTTCTTTATTGTTAAATCTTTTTATTTTTCCTGTTTCTTGTGCATATTTATCAGCTTCTTCCGTTGATAATTCTTTTAACTCACCGCCTTCCTGTATTATAGTGGGAAAAGCATAAAATCCTTTTTCATCTTCGCCCCAGGCCATTTTGTGAGACGATACCGTATTATCGGAATTTTCTATATAACCTGAACGCGGGAAATCTATATTGTCTTTACGTTTAAGACCGTAAACGCCCATCAAGTCCGTTTTTGTGTCCTCGTATGATTGCTCATCTATCGCATTGGCCCCCATCTCCTTCAAGGAGTTGACTGTTAAATTAATGTTGTCCCTTGCGTTGCGGGCATCAATACTGAAAGCCATACCCCGAACGGCCTGTTTCTGGCTTAATGATTCATCTTCTAACCATAATTCAAAGTCATCGGCCGCTCTCTTGTTTGTGAATTTAGCCTCGTTTCTTATCGCGGCGTTGATGGTTTCAAGACCAGGTATATAACTTTCTGTGTCGGCATTGCTCAAGAGGCTATTTGAATAATCGAAGTATTTTTTCTTCGTCAACAGTTTGGCCTTGTTGAGCTGGTCGTGATATTTGAGCTGTTCATCTTTTTCGAGATAAGCAAGTCCAAGATTCGTGAGAACATTACCCGCCCTCTCAATTTCGCCGTAGTATCGACTTGCGCTCGGTGCAGGTATCGCACCTTGTATCGCAGGAGCTACTTGTCTGTAATATCTGTATTCCATTTTATAAGTAAGTCGGCTGGCTTATCCAGTAATTTCCTATACTTGCCGCTGCCTGCATATTGGGACTTGAAGTTTTACCTTGTAGCATTAAAAGTCCTAACGGATTCATCAGATTGGTCAAAGCCCTTATTCTCGACGCTCTTCTTGCAACTCGTCCCTGGTAAGCATAAACAGCGCCGATGTTCCTAAGCCTATTGGCCTCTCCTTTGTAATTTCTCATTATCATACGGGCATCCGCCTCGTACTCTTTTGCGGTATCGGCAAGGCCAATAAGATTACTTCCCGTTATATTACCACCTTTAGCCGACATTTCGGCCACCATAGCGCCCTTTTTACGCTGACCTTCTTTTCTCTTTTCTCTCGATTCATATTGACCCGCTTCTTCGGCGGCCTTTGCCTGCATACCGTATTGAATCTGCGCAAACTTGCCTTCCCTTGCGGCCTCTTTGCCTTCCTCAAGAGTTCCGTAAAGAGATAATCCCATACCAGTACCGAGAAGCGCACCTGCTAACATTCTATCCTCGCATACATTAGAGCATCCGTACCGTCGGGGTGATATTTTTCGAGCTTGCCTTCATAATGAAAACCCAGAAGCTTCACAAATTCCACACCTTTTTTGAAATCACATTTTATAGTAGCCTGAAATCTTTTGACCCTATAAATAACTCCCTGCTCCTTCAAATATCTTCTCGCGGCCAAAATTTGCCTGACGGTTCTTTCTCTGCGGATAAGATTAAACCAGACCTCGCATACACCATCCCACAAGAAGGCAGCCCCGAAAGCACAGAGCGGGCCTTTGTCATCTTCCATAATCCAGGCCGGCCCCGTCTCTCTCTCAAGATACAATTTGTACCTGTCCTTCATCCAATCGGCCTCAAAATTTAAAGAGGCAATATCATCTATGGTCATTTTTCTTATCAATCTTCGCTAACCTCCAGTTTTATCGCTAAAGCCGTTAAGTTAAAAGGATAAGGTTCTTCCTGTATGAATTTCACGCTTGTTTCATCGTCCCATCCGCTATCAACGGACAATCTTATCTGTCCCGTATAAGGTAAATCGCTTCCCAGAGCAACAGTCGGCCACGAACTGAAAGGGATATCCCACATTGTCGGGTCTGTGAATTGGCCGACAATTCCGTATTGGCCGTACATAGTGTCCTTAAAGCAGGATATGAGCTGATAAATTTTCTTTTTATAGCCCAAAGAAACACCGGATTGCGTTGTTAATTCTATCGGAAAAGTCTGCAACGTCGAAGTAAAAGGCAGACCCACAACGGCATAAGTCACATTCGGGTCAACGGATATCTCACCGCCGTTTACATCTGCTGTTTGAAAAGAGTTGGCATCATAAAATATTTGTACCGTTTTACCTTCGAGATAACTTAATCCTTTAATTGTGTCTGTTTCCGCTCCATCATATTCGAGGGCGCAATCCAGAAACCAGCAATTATTGGGGTCATCATCCCAATTTTGCGGCTGAACCTGCTCAATATAGTAATTGTTATTGCCATCGATATATCTATTGACGCAAAGCCAGATTTCATCTTCCGTATTTGTAGGCAGGACTCCTACACTGACGAAATTACCATCAGTAATTTGCCTGTGCCAGCCAGCGATACTTTCAGTTCGATTATAGGTAAGTCCGGGAAGCTCTCCATCACCTCGAACGCACCAATAAGTCGAATCCGGCCTTGATTGTACAGCAGTTTCGACAATGCAGGGGTCGGTTATATGTTCGGCCCAGATTGTTAAATCCGGTGACAAAAAGCTCTCACTTGCTAAATCATAAACCATCTCCCTGACCTTGCGCCTTCCCCTGCCTATATAGATTATAGCGTCATCAACAAGAGAAGCCTGAATATCACAACTTGCCCCCTGATTTTGCACTTCCGAGGTTATCGTTTCCCATGTGAGCGTAGCATTTGTACCGGCGCTGTATATATTTATCGTACTTCCCGCCGTGCCTGCAATTATACCCTGCTTATCCTCAATCCAGAGAATAGGATTTTGTTTCGCGCTGCTGACCTCGTAAACTATTGCATCGTCATCATCACTTCCGGCAAGCATATTTTCGTAATCACCGCCCGATTTACTCGCCCAGAACCCATTCGGCATATAAGAAGTTCCAGCAAGACACAGCCTGTTTTGGTTAAAACATATACCTCTCGGCCAGCCTCTTTTATCGCTGAAAGCCCCTTCAGCCCATTTTTTTGTAGGCTCTGAGGCTGCAAGTTCGCTAAGAACAGTTGCTACAACTTCATTCGGGTCAACGTAAGTATCTATTCTGACATAGCCATCAATAAAATTCTCGTAAGCTATGAGTTTTACTTTGGCACTACCGCTTGTCCTGTCACTCATCGTCACCCTATATTCCCAACCCGAATCCGGCTCACTACCTGAATATTCGGTATTGACCGCATCTCCTGTACTCAACTTGGGATATACCGGAATCCACGTCTCACCGTCATCATCGCTTTTTTCAAGAGTAACAAGTGCTTCGTATGTACCATTTATCGTCAGTAAATAATCACCCTGTATCTGAAGCGAATCCGTAAAAGTTGGGTCATCATCAATAGATTCTGTAACATAAGTCGGGTCCTGCTTTTCTGTAATTTTCCACAATGCTCCTTCGTGTTCGGGATAAAAAATGTTTTCGCTTGCATATAAAGATATCGTGCCATTTACATCTGAGGCCGTAATTGTCGTATCTTCCGTATTGTCGTTAAGAAAAGGCCCCCAAATCCAGTTCACATCTTCTATTGTCCAGTCCGTATGGTCGTAACGTGATAATTTCTGCGGAGACACGTCAGGATGAAGTATATACATCACATCATTTTGCTGTGCGTATTTTAACTGCCTTAAATGTGAAAGGCTATAGGGTGAATTTACTTCATATACCTCAGTATCATAAAGGCTCAAAACTTCATCATCGCTCAATTCGGCGTCAAATATCGCTATATTATCAAGTTTATTCGACCATATATATTGCTGCTCAGAAGCACTCGATAGTTGAGAGCCTATTCTGACATCGGCATCAGTATTTTCCATTTTAACATAGCTTGCGTAATTGTGTGCTGTCGAATCCGCTTCTTCTCCGTCAATATATAATTTTATTCCGCTCGCTGCTGTCACTCCACCTGTACTATCATAAGTTGCAGCAATATAATTCCATCCTTCCGGCAATGAGTCATCAGTTGTTGCATATACCGAATCACCGACTAAATCCTCAGTACCCGAACCTGAAGCATATAATCCTTCAACTTCAGAAGCCGATAATTCTTTATTAAATATCATTACATTATCAATATTGCCATTGTAGAAATCGTCTAATACGCCCGAAGCATAACTGGCGCCTATGGCGACCTTTGATGATAAATTTTCCATCGCTATATAGCCGGCCTGTTTCTCTCCCATAGTAGGGCCTGCTGATACGCCGTCAAAATAAACATTCACTCCTTCATAAGTCTCGCTTCCGTCATATGTTATAACTACAAAATGCCATACATTGAGAGGAATATAAACAATGCGGTAAGCATTGATATATTTATCAACACTTTCATCGTAAAGATGCAGATTTAGATAATACACATTGAGAACGAAATTTTGACGTGATATAAACCATTCCCTTTTATTGGCAGTGTCCCATTTTGATAATAAGACATCGCCGTAAGTGTATGAATCAACTTTCATCCAGAAAGCAGCACTAAAGGCGACATCAGTTGAAGCATTGCCGAAACTATAACTCGCGTTATCATCTATTTCAACGGCGTATTGAGTATCGAAATCGAAAGCCCCATCAATTTTCCCTGTCGTGTGAAGAACCGATGTATTTGCTGTTGCAACCCCACTTTGAGTACCTTGCGTATCTACGACAGTCGTACTTGCGGCATTTTCGTTGAGTTTCCACTGCGAAACACAATTTACGCCCAATCCCAAACTGTTATCATATAATTCAAATCTTAAAGTCTCATCTGATAGAAGCTGCAATCGCCATTCCTTGCCGATACCCTCATCCCATTTAGAGATAACTGTTTGAATATCATCTGTGTTTTTGACATAAGCCCAGCCTATTATACTGAATGGCTTTGTGTTCTCCGCGAATGTAAAATTCGCATTATCATCTATTTCAACAGCATAGGTTCTGTCCAGAAAAAAACTGCCGTAACCACCAACGCCGGACTTGTGAAGTTCATCTGTATTTATTGTTGCAATTCCGTCGTAGTTTCCGCCCTGATCGACTACATCATTGTTATCTGCATCATCGTTTAACATCCAATAAGCCAGTAAATCACCCGAAATATCAGGCGGGCCGGTAAATACCTCAGGCGCAACAAGGGTTAGGATTTGACCACTTTCACCCGCATTCGGGTCTTTTCTGTAAAATCTTATGTATTCATCGCCAAACTCCATCATATAAGTATCAGTAGCGGCGTATTCAAAGGGAATCAGCCGTACCCTTTCATTGTTTCTTGTCTGCGCGATATATTTCGTGCCTGGCCTTCTAACGGCTGCTCCCTGTGGCTTTATAATGAAATTCTCAAGAGTCTCTAATCCCATCTGTCTTTTATCGAGGTCGAGACGATACTTCATTAAGGGACTTAACTCCCCGCTGTTAAAGGAGTTATAAACAGTATTGCCGTTGACTGCAGCGCATATAAAAAAGATTAAGATTATTTTGCGCATAACGACCTCAGTAATAATAGACTATACAATAGACCACCAAATATGGACTTGAACGGTCATAAATTCTGCACCAGGCTTTTCTTCCGCTCTCCCTATGGAATATAAAACTTGCCACATCATTCAATCCGTCATTATTCTGGGTCTGCGGCGCTTTTTTCCAGTCCGAAGTAATTGTTCCAAGCGTATCTACCCAGCAATAGTTCGGGTCAGCAGAGCCGCTGTTTAATTCGGCCAGAGTTACAGGATTATGACTTAGATGAGCATCGCCTACAGTTGCATCTCCGGCAGCAACCTTTTCAGCGCTGCATCCGTAATCAGCAACATAAAACTCGTAACTAAAGGTTTCATCGTTAGGTTCGTTCGGGTCATAGGCGTAAAATTTGACCTTCAGACCGTTCGCACGCTGAGATATTTCCGGCCAGGTGGCGGTATCGGCCCAGCAGGTAGTATTTATATCAAGAGCTGAATCGTTGGAATCCGCAGAAGATACCAACATTGCGGAATCGTTCACGGTCTCGAGATTAACTGCAAGGCAAATGCTTAGAAAAATCAACATTACCATTACGATAAAAAACTTTTTCATTTCTTAGCTCCTTAAATTGTTCCTAATTCCCGATTAGCGCCTTCAGCCCAATCGTTATTTCCCTGATTTTCGCTTTCGTGATAACATTCCTCTCCATTTTTCTCTTTGGCAATTAAATAAGCCTCTCTGTACTCTAAATCAACTTTAGACCTGATTTTCTGATTCTCCGTAATGTTAGGAGACAGGATATGTGCAATCCTTGCCGAAATCAGCCTGTGAAACCAGGGCGGCATTAAAGTAACATCACTTGCAGTTGTGCTTTCTGCCTCACCAATCCATTTGTTGTAGTGCAGCCAGGCGTCGGTTATATTCGTAAAGACCCTGTTATTTTCGGGCTGATGAGGATACTTAATCTTGTCGTAGTCCAGACCGCCTACACCCCGAAAATAGAGTTTGTCACTCGGTATAATGTAACCATAATCCCAGCTTCCGTAATCCAATAATTCAGAATCAAGCGGGTATCCGGTTTCGCAATCGACCGTATTAGTACCATCACCCAAAACCTCTCCATCTGTCCAGTCATCGCTCGGCTCAGTCACAAGATAAACCGTATCCGAAAGCCTCTCAACTACCGTGCAGGTTACAGAGCTGGTAACACCTGTTATTGTAGCGCCAACCTTAAAAGAAGCCGGTGAAGGTGCGGTATCTACGGCCAACTTGTGGATTTTCACAAGGTCTTCGAGCTTAACCCTTTTGCGGTTAAAGAACCAATCGTCGTCGAGAAGCTCCTTGACCACATTCTCGAATATGAGACTAACTTTATTAGCCGTCGGTGTTGATTCCGTTAGTAAAGTTATTGTGCTTTGACCTACAGCCAATAAAGCTATATTCGCTATAGCAGCCTTTTCCGTTGCATTACTCATAAATCACCTAAAAAAGTAGGGGCGAGCGAGCCCGCCCCATAGCGTATTACATTAACCGCCGTCAACGAATACGGTAATTGTCCCAGAGGTGCTTTCGGTAGCTCCGGCCTTATCGTCGCCATCGCTATCAGCAATCCAGTTGTCTATAAACGTCATATCATCCGCGACTCTAATAAGCAGTCCGGTAGCCACATCAGCAGCAAATACATTCCCATTACAAAGACCCGCCGTACTGTCAAGCAGTTCAATAGCGGGTTCAGCATTAAGACCACCATCTGCAACCAAAGAGCCGTTTACTATGATGTTGTTGAGTAAAAACAAGTTAGTGGAAGCAGTAGTGTCTCCGTTGATACAGGCAGTGCCGTAGTCCCCGCGTATAATGCAGTTGCTAATTGTAAGCTGGTCGGTATCAGCATCGAGCATTATTGCAGAAGCCGCTCCCGCCGCTTTAGCTGTAAATACACAGTGGTCTATCGTACACCCGATATTACCATTCACAAAGTTTATAGCCTCGACGAACTCATCCACAGCAGGGTCATCACCGGCATCGGTGAACTCACAATTCCTGATAGTGAAGTAATCAACGCCATCTTCAACCTCAATACCCATCAGAACACCGGTAACGCTTGAGATAAAGCGCATATTCATAATGGTTACATTGTCTGCGCCTATCGCAACTTCGGCGGATGTATGACCATAAGTAATAGTCGGCCTCAAACTGCCTGAGCCGCAACCGATAATCGTAACACCTATCACATCACAGTCCAGAGATTGGGCAAGAAACGTCTCTGCGTGACCCTGAGCGACGTAAATAACGTCACCTCTGCTGTTTTCGCAAAGATTAACAGCCTCATCGAGTGTATCCTTTGCGTTCAGCCAGCTTGAGCCGTCGCCTTCGTTAATGACGGCGGAATCGACGTAAAAGATATGGCCTGTACCAAGCGGCATACCGACCCTGCCTTCCATACCTTCAGCCCATTGCCTTAAAGTGTTGGACGGCAGGTTTGAGTATGTCTTCTGATTCCACCATTCGATATCGAAGGCTGTGATATTGGCGAATATGAATTTTGCCAATAAGAGAATAACCAAAACGGTTATAGTCGTTTTCCCGAAATTCAGGAATTTCTTTTTCATTTTTTATTCCTTTCAAATTATGGGGCAGCCGTCGGAGAACATTTCCAACGGCCACCCCGACAATCATTAGCTCGGCATTTTCTGGATGCCTTCATTCTCACCAACCGGATGGTCGCTGATTTCGATATCCGCGTAAATTGTGCCGACAAAAGATGTTGAAACTGCCTTTACCCAAACTCCGAGATACTTCTGAAGTATGTCCATCCTGAAGGGTATGCTGAACTGGGCGCCTGCCACTATCTTGGAAGGCAGAATTGAAATTGCACCGCAGGTTTCCGGCAGTGTAGCCAATGCAGCCGCCGAATCAGTTAGTACCGAAATCATCAGACCTTGCGTACCAACAATCGTAGCCTGGGCAGGCACAGTACCAAAAGTAACATTGACATAGCCAATACCCTGGTCGTCGGTGAAATTCGCCACCGTGCCGTCGAGCGTTTCCATATCATAAACCTTGTCGCTAACCTCGCCCGTACTTGTCGTATTTGCGAAGTCCTGATTATCGCTAAAAAGAAATTTTACTTCTCGTGCCATTGTAAATACTCCTTAAAAAATTATTGTTAAGCCACCAACGTCTCGGCGTCGCTGATAACATCCGTTACCCTTATCGGGATTCCCCTGAACTGCGGGACTGTACGACCAAAGACTTCCATTGTCGGCCACTGAATGTTGTTTTTATTCAAGGCGTAAATATCCATCTGAGTTCTCACTGTCGGGTTGACGTAAATCCTCGTTCTGGCCACGTTGAAACGACCGTTACCGAGCAGCTTTATCAAGGCCTCTACACCGCCATCCTGGAAGCTCTTTGAGCCGTCGATGTTCGGATTGATATTGCAAAGACGTGCGATTTTCCTGTTGTTACCGACGGCCAGACCGAACCAGGCGTAAAACATAGCGACGTAGTTGTAAAAAGTCGCCGTAGTATCATCGGGGTCGGCTTTAGCTTCTCTGCCGATATTCTCGGCCTTGACACCGTATTTTGTGTTTTTCTTAAAACCTGGCGGATAAATACCATAGCAGCCCTCATCGTTGATGGGATTCCACTCAACAACATAAACAGAAGTGCCTGTACTGGCATGGCCGAGGCTCTGGACGTTATTAAGCCCTGTTGGATTCAAGGCTCCCAGACGAGCTTTCAGGCCATTAATATGCTCGCTGCCGCTCGATACTGTTCCGTTGATAAACTCGTTAACTACGTCTTCACCGAGTTTCTGAAGATGTCCTTCGTCCTGCTGTTTCAAAAGCTCTTTACCTTTTTCTTCGCCGTATCGGTCGATTTCGCGGCAATCTATCTCCCGCCTTCGGGAAAGCATTGCAACGCCTTCCTGCACCTTCTGGCCGCTGCGCTTACTCGGTTTTGTACCCTGATAAAAGCCTACGGCCTGCGAAGAGGTCATTCCGACGTCACGAACAAACTCGTGTGCAAGAACCATATTGCACTCCTTCATAGGGACATCCATAAAGAAGTCGTCGATTTCGAGATTCATTACCCCTATCATATTGAAGATTTTGTCACCGCTGGCGAGTTTTGCGGTGTCAAGCAGGGTAAATTTAGCATTTGGATATACTGTTGCCATTTGATAACTCCTAAAAATAAATTAAGTTTTCATTTTCGGGAGTTATCCGATGAGACACGGCTTCCCTGACACTTTTACGGCTGTTTGAGCCGACCTGCACTTTACAGGTTAAGCATCAGTCCCCGTAAGGGGTTTCCTGACTATACTTTATAAGAATTGTGTTATCCCTTTACGGCTACAATTCTTCTGATTTTCCTACTTCTGCATAATCCGTAAACCATTCTTTTTTCTCCGCAGCTACACCTGCTCCGAGAACGGTTTTACCCTCGTTGATCAAGGGCGATATCTCGTGAAGAAGTTTCCTTATAGCTGGATGGTTCTGGATTCCAAAAGTTTCCATCAACTTCATAAATTCGGGGCCGGTTTTGGTCTTTGCGAGTGCATCGTCACCAGCCTTAATGTTCTCATCGTGTTTTTCCTTCCATTCTTCCTTCAGGGCTTCTTCTTCGGCCTTGAGGATTTCAAGACCTTTGTTTTCAAGCGCCTGAACCTGCGCATTGAGAGCAGGAACAACTCCATCCCATATCAGGGAAAGAATGTTTCCCGGAACACCGTGCTTATGCCCGATAGTCCTGACAATATCGGCTATCGCCTTATAACCTTCTCCATCCTCACCTTCGGGCAGCTTCAGTTCGTATTTATCCGGCGATTCCGGCACACCCACCGCCTTGCGATAGGCCGCGATTTCTTCAGGTGAAGATTTCTCCGTTGGTATTCTGACCGTGCCTTTCAGCTTTTCCTCCATCTCCTTGCCGAAAGAGCTTATCTTGCGCTGGGCGTTTGCGTAGTTATTAGTAAGCGTCTTCAAATCAGGAACATCGTCGAACATCTTCGTCGGCTGCTGTTTTGTATCGGGGTCGTTGTAGTAGTTATCGCCCAACATATCAGGCAGAGCTTGTTTGAAATCTTCGGTAAAATTGCCACTTTCATCTAACATTTTGTTCTCCTTAGTAATCTCTTAATCAGATTTCTCAATTTAGAACCTTCCATAGGGCCGTAAATCTTCAATAATAGCTCCTTTGCATAATTACATCGAGCAGTCTGTTCCGGTGTTTCACAAGGCCAAACGAAATACAATTCATCAAGCATATCCTCAAGGACAAGCTGGCCTAATTCGCTACTGAATATCGCCTTGTACCCGTTTCTTATTCTTTCTTCGTTTTCCATATATCGAATACGTTCCCTTTGTTCTCCTTGATTTCACCCTGTTGTCTTTCGATAGTATTACCCTGCCTGTCGGCTATAGTAACCATACCCATACTCAGGCCGGTAACAAGGCCGAGTGTTAACTTGTTGTTATAATCAAAGACTACCATATCATATTTATTTACTTTCATTTAGAACCCCTTTTTCTTGCCGATTTCTTTTTGCTCGTGTACATACCTTCACACTTGCCGACGGCCTGCTCCTGCGTTGCTCCTTCGTTCTTCATAACGTAAGGAATACACCGGCTAATATAATCATTACGGCTTTCATTTGGTTTTACCGCAGGCATTATCGCATCTTCAGCTTTCTCTCAAGCTTGCAAAGCCTTTCTTCGTGGTCGTTGATAGTACCAAC